ATCAATATTCCTGCGGTGCAACCTGACGGGTCAATGCTGTGTGATGAAATCTTGTCAAAAGAATCGTGCGAGGAAAAGAAACGTGCGATGGGCATTGATATATGGTCAGCAAACTACCAGCAAGAACCGATTGATGTCAAGGGAAGGTTATATACAAAATTCAAAACGTATGATGGCGAATTGCCGAGGTTTAAACAAATCCGTGCTTATGTCGATACTGCCGACACAGGTGCGGATTTTTTGGCAGGATATGCGTATGGTGTGACCTATCAAAATGAAGCATACATCCTTGACACGATATACACGCAGAAACCGATGGAAGTGACCGAACCGGCAACGGCAAGGCTGTTATTCGACAACCATGTGAACGTGGCACGGATAGAAAGCAACAATGGTGGGCGAGGGTTCGCACGGAATGTTGACCGCATCCTGAAGCATGACTACAAGACCAACAAAACAGTGGTGCAATGGTTCACACAGACCAAAAATAAGGTCAGCAGGATATTGAGCAATGCAACGTGGTGTATGGAACATATATACTTCCCTGTCGGTTGGCAGAACAGATGGCAAGAACTGTCTGAACACCTGATGAAATACCAAAGACAGGGCAAGAACGCACACGATGATGCCGAAGATGCCCTGACGGGCGTGTGTGAGGACATCACCGAGGGATTCGCAGATTGGAGTGGGTATAAATGATACCAAGCAGAAGGAAAGAACGGATGCGGCAGGACGGATACCTGAATGCCATGTTCGGACAGGGGTACAGGTTCACAGACCCCTTTGCCAATTACCGACAGGGCATTGACTTCGTATCAGACCAGCAATGCACACATCTATATACATACAACGGAATAGCGAAAGCGATCATTGATATTCCTGCCGATGAAGCAATGCGGAACGGGTTTGAAGTCGAAACCGAAGGCGAGGATGATGCCCTGAATAAGCAGGTGCAATCCTTGTGTGAAGATTTGGATGTGCAATACAAATTTTCTGAAGCATTGGCATGGGCAGACCTTTATGGTGGTTCTATTATCGTTGTAATGGCTGACGATGGCAAGATGATTGACGAACCGCTGAATTATGACGGCTTGCGAAGGATAGAAAAACTAAAGGTGTTCGACAAGACCAACATTGTGGGAAGCAGACAGTATCAGGATGCATCCGCACCGCAGTACATGGATGTGGAGCAATACTACATCAACACGTTTGGAAGCAATCCCATGTGGGTGCATGAATCAAGGGTGTTGCGGTTCGATGGTGGCAGATTACCACTCTATCAGAGAAACCTTCGTCTTGGCTGGGGTGCGAAGCGGTTTGAAAGCATCAAGGAAGAAATCGAACGATACTGCAACGGGCATGAATACGCATTACAGGCACTGACACGACTTTCACAGGATGTTTTGAAGCTGGACGGCTTAACGAACATACTTGCCACTGAAGGCGGAGATGTTGCGGTACAAAAGCGGATGCAAATGGTGGACATGGTGCGGAGCATGATGAATTCCATTGCCATTGATGGTGCTGACGAATATGACCGCAAAGGATTGTCATTGAGCGGCATCAAGGAACTGTTGGAACAGTTTGAATTAGCTATTTGTGCGTGTACCGGGATTCCTGCAACGAAACTGTTTGGGCGGTCTCCTGCCGGGTTGAATTCCACAGGCAAGGCAGATTTGGAAAACTACTACAACATGGTTGCCAATATCCAAAAGAACAAGGTCAAACCGAATTTGGTTCGCCTTGTCGAAATGTTGGGTGCTTGCCGGGAATACAATCTGAAACTGCCTGACACATGGCACATTGATTTTGAACCCTTGTGGAGCATGTCCAAAGCGGAAAAGGCAGATGTCGAAAAGACCAAAGCCGATGCACAACGGCAGAAAGCGGATGCAATCACTTCCCTGATTAATGCACAGGTATTGGATGCTACCGAAGCAAGGGCAACCCTTGCGGAAGAAAAAGACTACATCATGGACAGGTCACTGGATTCTATTCTGCAAAGAAGTGGTAACGAATGAGAAAGATAGTTGCTAAACGGAAATATCGGTATCCAATGGGTTTGGAAAGGGAATATGCCAAACAACTTGCCGGGTTGATGTCAACAATGTTCAACAAGATTCAACACGAAATCCCTGACATGGTGAAGTTGGTGAAAAACAATCAGATCAGGATGGATGATGCCAACGATGACCTTGATGAATTCATGGAATCTTTGGCTGGCATCCTTTTACTGCGTGATTCTGCTGAACCTTATGTCCGCAGAATGTGGGATAAGGTAAACACCTACACCGACAAGGAAATCCGCAACATTTTTGTTGCACTGTTCGGCACATCGGTATCCATGCGTGGGTTGCGGTCTGAATGGACACAACAACAGATTGTCCGTGAGATATCAGAAGAAGCTGACAAACGCAATATTGAACTGACCAAGGAAGAAATGGTTGCCATTGGAAGCGGCATCCTGCTTTCAGAAATGCTTTCTGCCAGCGAGGAAAAACGCAAGGCGATCGAATCCATCTTGAAGAATCGTCCTGCCGGGGCAGATATTATCGCATCATCTGAAGCACAGATGGCACTGACGGCACAGGCAAAACTGAAGCAGATGGAAGAAATTTGGGTGAGGGAAAATCTTGACCTGATTGGTTCGTTGGAAGCGGAAACACTGCGGAAACTGCGTGACGAATTGACAAGGTTGATCGCTGACGGAGTGCCGGAAGATGAAATCGAGGAACGATTGATTGCCTACCTTGAAAAGCAATTGGAAGTCGAAACCAATCGTGCCGTCCTGATTGGTTCTGATCAAGTGGGAAAACTGAACGGACGATTGATGGAGTATTGGCAAAGAAGCGCAGGAATCAAGGAATACCGATGGCAGACCATGATGGATTCAAGGGTGCGTCCGTTACACGCAGAAAGACAGGGCATGATATTTCAATGGGGCAAACCACCGAGTGATGGTCACCCCGGTATGGCGGTGCGTTGTCGGTGTGTGGCTGACCCTGTGATTCCGCTGGATGATTACGGGGTCGAACCGATAGCAAAAACTTATATATACGTTGACTAACCACCGAGAGGTGGTTTTTTCATGTTTTCATTCTCGCATGGAAGGGGGTGAAAAAATGCAAAGATATGACAATTACAGTTTCCAAGCAATAAAGACAGATGAAGGTTTTATCAAAGATTCGCCCATTATCGGCAGGACAGGGATTCTTGTGTACATGAATGCGGACGGGAGTACAAGGCGAGAATACCGACCCCCGGAAGAAGCATTCAAGGCAGATTCCCTTGCATCTATCAGAGGGAAGCCGATAACGATGGGACATCATGGTTTGGTCACCAATGAAACGTACAAGCAATCGAAACCGATTGGTACTGTGCTTTCAGATGGGAAGCAGGACGGAAACAACATCCGTGCCGATGTGGTCATCTATGACCTGAACACGGATGACAGGGAACTGTCCTGCGGTTATCAGACCGAATTGGAAGAAACATCAGGAGTGACCCCGGAAGGGGAACACTATGATGCTATTCAACGGAACATCGTATACAACCATCTTGCGATTGTTCCAAGAGGAAGGGCAGGAAATGCCCGTCTGAATATGGATGGTGAACAAATTTTAGAAAGCGAGGTTGACAAGATGTCCAAGAAAATCAAACTGGACAACGGCATTGAGTACGATGTTCCTGCCGAGGTCGAAGTCGCATTTGGTGCGATGATCGCAAAAGCTGATGAACAGAAAAAAGAACTTGATGCCATGACGGCAAAATTCGATTCTGCAACGGCAGAAATCGAAAAACTGAAACAGGATGCGGCAAAAGCCGAAGCTGACTTCAAAGCGAAGTTTGATGATGCGGTAAAGACCACCATCGAACTGCGTACCATTGCACAGAAACACGGCATTGAAAAAGCCGATGAAATGAGCAATGACGAAATCAAGAAAGCGGTTGTGGCAAAAGTGCATCCGAAACTTTCCCTTGACGGCAAATCTGCCGAATACATCGAAGTTGCTTTCGATTTAGCGAAAGACACCGAAGTTCAGCATGAGGATGCAATGGCAGAACAGCGCAAGGCACTGAATGGGGAAGTGCATCAGGACAAGGAACTGTCCCTTGATGAAGTGAAAGCGAAATTCGCAGAAAGCGAATCCAAACTGTACAAGGAGGTTAAATAACATGGCATTTAATTGGTATTCCTATGGTCAGCCGATTGGCGTGGCTGGCATGAAGG